AACACGATCTTTTAACATTTCACTTTCTTTTATTTCAGCAAAATGACCGTCTTGTAAAAAATCGTATTTAATATTATTTTGTATAACACTCCAATCTTCATTAGCTATAACACCTCTTAATATCAACTGTGTTTTTAAAAGATCATTAAATAATTCTGTAAATTTTTTTCTTAATCTTTGTACAAATTTTGTAAACTTTAATTCATCTCTTGTTATTTCAGTTGAACGGCCTAAACTAAAACCAGATGAGGGTTCTAGTCTACTTACAGGCACATTTAATGAACGATAAAGTTTCTTTTGAAAATACTCGACATCAGCCATTTCACCTAAATTTTGGCCACCTGGTAATGTACCAATATCAGTTCCTCGTCCACCTTCTCTTGTTGGTAACCAATAGTCTTCTAACATATTCAAATAATTACGATCATCTCTTATTTCACCTGTATTGGCATCGTAAACCAATTTGTTTCTGTATCGTGCCATTACATCTCTTAAATATTGTTCAGCCTTTTGTTTAGGTAAATTACCAACATCTATTTTGAAAATTCTTCTTTCTGGTGCTCGTGCAATACGATAAATTACAACAGCATCTTCAATCATACGTAATTGATTTACAGGTTTAATTGCCTTATGTAAATATGATAATATCATATTTTTATTTTGATCTACTAAACCTGAAGAACAAAAAGCAATTGTATCGGCCGCTATTCTTACGCCAGAGCCTGACGTAGCACCTGCAACACCCTTTTCATTAAACATAAAATATTCATCATAATCGTTCATAATTGATAAGTCAACAGTGCTTCTTATTTTTTTTAATTCTCTAACTTTTTTAATTTTGCGTGGATCAATATAACGTAGTTCTGTTATACCTTTTTTAGGATTTTCTCTATCAATAAGTTTTTGATAAAATATTCTGCCATCAACATACCATCTTTTAAATATTTCAAATCCTTTTGTGCTGAAATTCATTAAATTCAACACATTTGAAAATTCTTCATCTATTCTTTTTTTGACTTCTGGACCAAAAGGTATATCATCTAATAAAACTCTTACAGATTCTTTTTCTTCACTTGCAACTATAGCTTCGTTGCAAATATCTTCTATTGCTTGGTCACATTCTGGATGTAATGCTATTTCTCTATATCTTCTTACAAGGTCGGCTTCATTTTTAGCCGTGCCTTCCATGTCAAGGTAAGAACCAAAATAACCTCCAGCAGCGACGGTTGTTGTACCGTCATCTGCTTGAGGTGTAGTAAAGTTTTGTTTTGGATCTTGCTCTTGCTTCTTTCTGGTTATTTGAAAACCAAATAGTTCAGCCATAATTTATATCCTTTACTACTACTTATAATAGATTAAGTAGTTGTATTTGTTTCAAAAAATTGATAAGCAAATGTTACAACAAATTGTTCAATCGCTGTTGCTTCGTCATACGTTAATTCAATAGCGCCAACTTCTTTTGGAAAAGCACCTCTTAATGTATATGATTTAATTGTATTACCGTTTCTGTCTAAGTGGTCGATAAATGCGTCCACTTGATAGTCAGCAGGATTTGTTAATCCTTCATTGTCTGTCATGTTGTTAATACCATTTTGCCATCTTTCAAAAGCATTTCTTAATTTGAAGTTTGTATCGTTATAAACTGTAACGGTCCAATCAGCAAATGTTCTATCTCCGGCTATTTTGATTGATCGACCTCTAAACTTAACGTCAACTTCACCAATAGTCATAGCAGGTATAGATGTTGATCTACATAAGAAAGCCAGATCTTCTATTTCGCCACCAACTTGAGCGTAACCAGGAAAAGGCATTACTACCTTAAACTGATTGGCACGAGCGCCTCCGCCAGCAAGTTTAGCTTTGAAGTCATTAATGTTTGCCATTTTTTATTCTCCTATTCTAAAATTACCCAGCTACTTCTTCAAAAGAAACGCCAGTTCTAGTTGCGATAAATTGTAATGTAATAAAGTTGATACTTCTAGCAGGTTTAATAAAGATTTCTGCTATAAATTCATTTCTATCAATTACTTCGCCTGTGTTGTTAGTTTCATCACACACTACTAAAAAGTCTGTGATACCACGTCTGCCTTGCACCTCTCGTAAGAATGGTTCAACGATATTTCTAAAGTTTGCTCTAGTAAACTCATCATTAAATTCAAACAATTGAAATTTAGAAGCAGTAGCAATTGCTTTTTCTAAAACGATAAACAATCTTCGTACATTGATTCTATCAAAAGCAGATGGAGCACTTAATCCAGTTTTATCACCGAAAAGTACTGTACCTTGTCCAGGGAAAGTAACAACTGCGTTAACTCTATTTCTGTATAGGTCATCTCTCTGTGTTTTGTTTGGATTAAAAGCCAATTTAACTGCACCTCTAATAATACCTCTATTAAAGCCAGCTGGTGAATACCAACTGTCTGCAACTAAATCAGTTCTTGCTGATAAACCAGCAATATCTCCATTTAATGGTACAAATCTGTACACGTCATTGTATCTGTCATACATATATTTGTAACCACTGTCAAATACAACATAAGAAGATGAACGTATTGTGCTGTAAAAACTTAATACGTTACTTGTTTGTGTATTTGCATTTGCTACGTTTACAACTGCAGCTCTTCTAGGTGATACAAAAGCAACTGAATCTTTTCTATCTTCTGCAATTGTTATTACATTGTCTATATGGTTTTGATTGTCTATTTCCGTAGAAAAATTACCCGGACCAGCAATAATTAAACCCACATCAACCGTTTCAGAATCTAGGAATTTTTCGTATGCTGTTTTCTTTTGTGCAACTGTAATAGCAGAACCATCAGAACCATTTTGAAGCGATGTAGCTGTTGGTGATGTAACTGCCGTAAAGGTTGTACCAGAAGCAGCGTTACCCCAGTTTGAACCTTGTGTATTATGATCCATCCAGAATATAAATTTTGATTTATTATATATTACATTAGGATAAAAATTAGATTCTCCTTGAGGTGTTTTTGCGTCTGAAGCTTTAGAAAGTTTTGAATAAACCTCTAAAACTGTGTTTTGTGTTCCTGTTACTACACCATCTTCGTCTACTACAATCACGTGAATTTCATCATTTGAACCACTTCTTGCTGTAGCATATGGTGAAGTTCCTGGTGCGCCAGAAACTTGATCGTAGAATCTCCATCTACGTCTTACATTACATCCGTTTGTAAGTGATCTTTGTAAACCACCTTCTCCTGAAGGATGTCTAACGAATGTTATAGTATTAGCAGCAGTGTTATTTGCTGTTACTCTATACTCGTGTCCATCGTTATAATCACTTGTTGCAGCTGTCGTAGAAAAGTTAATTATATCGCCAACATTAAATCCTGTTGATGATGTTAATATCACTGTTGTATCTCCAACTCCTGTTGAAGCATCATTTAAAGTAGTTTTTACTGTTTCTTCGTAAGCTGTTGCTGAAGGACATATTGAAACAAGTAAACTGTTTCCCCAAGCGCCTGCTGTTCTAGCAGCCCATTCGCCTACTGATCCTTGTCCTGAAGCATAGTTATTTGTATAATCTGTGTCGTTCTTAATAACAAATGAGCTGCCTGAAGCAACTGCGTTTGCTATTGAAGAATTTTGTGCTCGTACTATTCTCAATGCGTTTGAATATTGTAGAAAATTGGCAGCACTAAAAAAATCCTCAAAGTTATCCGAGTCTGGTTTGCCAAACGTATCTACTAATTCTTGTTCGCTAGAAACCGTAACGATTTCATCTAAAGGACCTTTTCGAAACACTCCTGCAAAAGCACCAACTGACGTTGATACCGCTGGTATAATTCTTGTTAGGTCTCTTTCCTGTACGAGAACACCTGGTGATACTTGAAATGCCATTCGGTTTTCTCCTTTTATAAATTAGCTAATTGTTTCATATATTGCAATATTCGTATTATTCATACGGCCATAGTCAAAATTTCATCTTGTATCTATTTATAAAATGCGTATTTTATACATTATTCACCTTTTCTTACAACTGGATGCCACGTTTCTCCATATTCATCTTTAAAAGGTTTATCTTCTTCTCTTAATATACCATCATCTATGAAGCCAAAAGGCGCCATATCTTGCTCTATTATATTTGATTGTTCTTCATATAGTTTAGAACGCACATCAGAATTACTTAATTCTTTGAAATATGGTTGATTTGACAGCCATCCAAAGATAATCAAACAAGTCATTAAATCATCATTACAACCATCCTCGGCCTTCCAAGAATTATGTTGACGAGAAAAGGTAGACATTTCTTCTATAATATTAAAATCGTTTATAATAAGTTTATCTGATTCTATGATTGTTTTTAAATTAGAGCATCCTATCTTTTTGATTTGTTTTGTCATGCGAACACCAAGTTGAGAACCTCGGCCACTAAAGCCTGTGCCTAACATTTGGCCTGCACGGCCT